AGTCGAGAAGATGGCTCCCCAAATTCCTCCTGACTTGTTTGCCGAAATCAAAGAGATTGACGCTATGTTTGAGGAAGCCTCTGGCATTGTGAACGTGCTGCAAGGCAAGGGTGAGTCCGGTGTTCGATCTTCAGGCCACGCTTCTCAGCTCGCTCGTCTGGGTTCAAGCCGCGCCAAGAAACGTGCGCTCGTCATAGAGGACTCTCTTGAGAAGCTGGCGACCTTGTATCTCAAGTGTATGCAGGTCTACGACCCTACCCACTTTAAAGACATGGAAGGCCGTCCTTTCATTGCCGACCAGTTCACGCAGGACTACGTGGTCAAGGTGGACGCGCACTCCAACTCGCCCATCTTCATGGAAGATATGCGCCAGCTTGCGTTTAACTTGTACAAAGAAAAAGTCATCGACAAAGAATCACTTATTGACTTAATTGAACCGCCGATGAAACAATTGCTCAAAGACCGTCTCAAGAAGATGGAAGCAAAAGAACAAGCGGCGGCTCAACAGCAGCAGGCTCAAAAAGCCCAGCAGCAAAGCCAGCCCAAAGGTGAGCAACCTAAACAGGAGTAATGATGGCAAACGCAGCACCCAAGGTAACAGCCCCCAAAGCTGACCAGCCTCGCGCTACAACTGAGTCTGTAAAACAAACTCAATCACCGCCATCATTGACATATCGCTCAACAGGGATTAAAAACGCTACCGGGCGTAGTCAACGGGATTACACTCGTCGTTAACCAACTTGGAGAAAACCATGCGTAAAGCTCACAAAAAAGCACGTAAAACACGTCGTTAATTTGACCCGAAAGGGGAAAACGGGTATGGCTGCTTCTCCGATTCAAAGTAAGTGGCCGCAGCTCAAGGAGTCCTATCATGGCACGTAAAGCTCGCAAAGGCCGTAAACACGGCAAGTAATCCGTAAGGATTTGTCTTTGGACGGCTGACATAAAATGCCGTCCACCTATTGACAACGAGTTTGTATGTGATACACACTCGCCCCCAAGGAGTTTTTATGAGTGTTCCGCAGGATAAATTAATGGAATTGATGAAGGGTAGTCGCTCTGCTGGCGGCGGTAATCCTTCTGGCGTCAATATGCCCTTTGGTGGCGGCGCTCCTGCTCCCGGCAACATGTCGGACTCAGAAACTCCCCCGATGGCCTCGCCCATGTCTACACCTGAACCCAAGATGGGCAGCAAAGAAGCTGCCATGATTAATTTGGGTATGGCTCAAGACTTGCTGGAGCAATCGCTCCCCGCCGTCGGCTCAGATACAGATGAAGGTCGCGCAATCCTCGCGGCAATCTCGGCAATCAACAAAACGCTTGGCCCCCGCAAAGGCAAGACTAACGAATTGCAGCAATCTGAAATTTTGCAGATGCTTCAATCCCTCCCTCAAGCTGGTGGCGCAACGCCAGAGGGCAAGGCCATCGCTCAAGCGCCGATTCCCGGTATGCCATCCGCAGGTGGCGCACCAACACCACCACAAATGTAAGGAGTCCATCATGGATTTGTTTAAACCTCGCGGCGCTGCTGCACCCCGTCGTCCCACTGACAACAACCAGAAAAATGGCGTTGTCGTGAACACACCCCGTTACGCTGAACTCGGCGGCTTGTCCGGCGCGTCCAAAGTGGCTAAGAACAGCATGGCTGTTCAAAAGCCCGGCGACGGCAAACGCGTTATCTAATCAAGGTAAGAGGGTAAAAAAATTATGTCACTCGAAAACATTTCACTAGAAGCCCGTGATGAGCTTGCAGCCTTGGCGCAGCAACTCGCGGAAAACCCTGCAACTCGTAAAGAGTTCCTTCGCATGACCAAGAAGGTCAAGCCTGACCTTCCTATCCCTGAGTTGGATATTGAAGAGCATACCAACAGCATCGTCTCCAAGGCAGACGCTCGCGTTCAAGCTCTTGAAGCAAAACTCCGGGAACGTGATGCAGTGGAAGAACTCCAAAAGCGTCGTAATGACCTCGTGAAAAAGGGTTTGATTTCTAATGAAGATGAAGTCGGTGAAGTCGAGAAGTTAATGCTGGAGCGTGGTATCACCAATCACGAGACAGCAGCGGAGTATCACAAGTGGATGAAACAGGCAGCAGTGCCAACATCCTCTGGGTACAACCCTTCAGCTGTGAAGCAGTTTGACTTGAACAAGTACTGGAAAAATCCAGCGTCTGCTGCACGGAATGAAGCAATGAATGCACTCAACGAACTGCGTAATCCGCGCCGTCCGATTGGGCTGTAAGAGGGTATTTTTTAACTAAGGAGGCCTTATGGCTATTGGCGGCGGCATCCTACCAGCAACAGGCAGTTCACAATTCAATGAACTGACCTACGTTACTCGTAGAGCCTTCATCCCCAAGCTGGTTGTCCAGCTTTACAACTCGACACCCCTCATGGCGGCTCTGATTGCCAACAGTCAGCAAGCCTCAGGCGGTGTGTCTTCCGTAACCGTTCCCGTTCAAGGCGCACAGTTTGTGAATGCCCAATGGTCTGACTACAGCGGCTCGTTCGCTCAACCGTCAGTCCAACAAGGTGCTTACAACGCTGAATTCGACCTGAAACTGATGATTTCTCCCGTGCCGTTCCTCGGTATGGAAGGCGCAGTTCAGCAAGATGCAGCCATTATTCCGTTGATTGAAGCTCGTATGAACGACGCAACCAACGTGATGATGGACGCAATGGCTACAGCCTTGTACAACAACACGACTGACACCCAACAGTTCATCGGTTTGCCTGCCGCTGTGTCCTCTTCTGGCACATACGGCAACATCAACCGTTCGACCTACAGCTGGTGGCAATCCAAGCAGTACGCTGCTGGTAACGTGAACCCAACTCGTCAAAACATCTTGCAATACATCTCTGGTACTGTGAAAAACGGTGCTGAAATGCCTAGCTTCGGTGTCTGCGGCTTCGGTACATGGACTTTGTTGGCTCAAGACTTCGTTGGTCAAGAACAATACGTCATCACTCCCGGCTCTGGTTTTGACAATGACCCCAACGGCCCTCAAGCTGCTTTCCGCGCTTTGATGGTTGCTGGTGTGCCAATCTATCCAGACCCATATTGCCCAGAAGGTACTGTGTACTTCTTGAACACTAACTACTTGTCGTTGTACATCCACGAGCAAGGTTCGTTTGTGTTTACAGGTTTTGAGTCCACACTCCCCAACTGGCAAATTGGTTATGTTGGCGCTGTTTTGATGATTGCCGAATTGGTGAACGTCAAGCCTAAGTCAATGACCCAAGTGACGGGCTACAACTACCTCTCACTGTAAGGAGTCATCATGTCATTAGGTTTAAACAAAATCATTCTGGCAAACGCCAGCACCAACACACCCGGCGCGTATTGGCAATTAGCAACTGTGAACGTCGCAGCAAGCGGCAACACAGTAGTTCCTGCTGGTACATACTTGGTGTTCCCAACAGCTAACGTGACCATCGAGGCCGTTTCAGCTTACAACTCCAACACTGCTTGCACAACACCTTCCACATGGTCGGTCTGCTTGGCAAACAACACTGGTGGTGTGCTGATTTCTGACGGCGTAAACGTCCGTGCAAACGCTATCGTTGCTACTTCTGCAACCGTTACACTGGCAACAGTGAACGGCGGTGAAGCCGCCTCCGGTACGTTCAACAAGTAAGGAGTTGGCATGGCTAATCCAGATTCACTAGCTCAAGCAACGGGTGACATAGTTAGTAACTATCGCCTCGGTGTCATTCGCGGAACGCAATTGAACACCGCTGGTAATGCTGTTATTACTATTCCCATCTTGAATGGCGGTCTGACGAATAGCAATGCTACGGTTGGGTCAGGTTCGGTCATTGTGCGGCGCGTAACCGTGCAAAACCCTATCGGCTCAGTCGCATCGGCAAATATCTCAATTGGTACGACCAACGACGGCGCTAACTTAGTGACTGCTAACACAGTCCTTTCAAGCGTGTCTGCCGCTGGTAAGTACCAAGATATTTCTAGCACTGCAACGACTTCAGCCGTTACTGGAAACGTAACTCAATGCTTCTACGTCAACGTGAACACTGCTTCGGGTAATGCCAATACAGTGGACATCGTTGTGTGGGGCGATGTTGTGAGCTTCTGATGGAAACTGTTTACGTAACGAACAATAGTGGCAAAACGCTGGTCGCTGACTATGCGTTTAAAAACTATGAGTTCCCCGTTGGCGAAACTGTGCAGCTGGCTGTTGACGCAGCCAGGCACATTTTTGGTTTCGGCGTAAACAATAAAGAACCGCATTTAATCCGTCTGGGTTTTATGCGTGTCAACACAGAACGTGAACAAGCATTGGAGAAACTTGAGAAGTTTGAAATTTCTCACGTAGCTCCCGAACAGAACCGCTCGTTACCCTCGGCGGTCGGCGTAGTACCCCTTCGCGTTGAAAAACGCGCTGGGGGAAAGTCGTCTCTCGCTAGGGCAGCTTAAACATGGAACTTAAATGGCGACTCTCGCTTCCTACATCACGGAAGTCCAAAGACTGCTGCATGACGCAAACTCAGTCTTCTGGTCTCAGTCCGAATTAACGGACTACATCAACGATGCCCGTGAGCGCGTTGTACGAGATACTGGCTGTTTAAGAACCTTACAAGCTGCAAATACACCCCTAGCACCCAACGGTACAGCTGCTATCCCTTGGAATGCCGGGACAGTCGTTACTGCTGGTCAGTACGTCTTCTCCGGCATTTTCATTTACCAAGTGGTCACTGGTGGCGCTTTGCCGTCTACCGTGCCTCCCTATCCTTCCGCAAATAGCGTGTATCCACCTTCGGGCAACATTACTGTTGGCTCAATTGTGTTGACTTACACGGCTCCTTGCGAAATCATCCCTTACGCAGCCTTGCCACAAGGCATTCAGACGTTGGATGTGCTGACGGTCAACCTTTTCTGGGGAAATAGCCGCATTCCTTTGCGCTATCTTCCTTGGACAAACTTCAACGCTCAGTTGCGCTATTGGCAAAACTACGTAGGCCGTCCCGTGTGTTTTTCAATTTACGGGCAAGGGCAAATCTACATTGGTCCAATCCCAGACCAATCGTATCCAATCGAACTGGATACGGTTATCTTGCCTCAACCTTTGACATTGAACAACGCTTCGGCAACGGACGTTATCAATGACCCCTATACAACGCCTGTAGCGTTCTATGCGGCCTACAAAGCCAAGTACAAAGAGCAAAGCTATGGCGAAGCTGAAATCTACAAACAAGAATACAACAAGCACGTAGACGCAGCTTTGAACTCGACGTTCACTCGTCGCATCCCTGACCCCTACTCAGCACCGTACTAATCATGGCAGCAGCAGAGCAAAAAAAGTCCTATGCTGTCGTTAAAAACTTTGCTGGCCTAAACACCAAAGCTAACCGAACAGCGATTAAAGAAGACGAGTTCTCTTGGATTGAGAACGCGATGCCTATTGGTTACGGCAACATCAAGATTGTTCCCGCTCAGACCGCTGTTCTTGATTCAGGCAACTCTGCTGTTAGCTTTGCAAACACAACTACTTACCTGACATCAGCTAACCTGAACACAAGCGACTACATCATTTCGTTTGAAGCAAATGGTCGGGCTGAATACTTCAAGCTGGACTCTTTGACCAAAGGCAACGTGGCTACATCTGGCACGTTTTCTAGCACTGGAGTGTCTGCAACTCAATACAAGAACGAGCGCATCATCATTGGCGACCCTAGCAAGGGTTTATCAAGCTGGGATGGGGCTAATTTGGTCTCTATTGGCGGTGTTGGCACTATTGGCATCACAAACCCCGGCGCAGGCTATACGTCG